TGAAGTAGGGCCACCCCATTTATATACAGTAAAAAAAGAAAAAGATGGTACTTGGCTTTGGGCGGATGTAAGCAAATGATAACAGCAACTTATATAGACCACATGGGTACTGACCTATCAGTGGTGAACGCAGCAAGGGTTAGCTTTAACAAGACAAGCAGCTGGGAGCTTACTGATTGGCGTGACAGTGATGACTACGCTAGAAAAGAAGTACTAAGCGAGGCTGACACCAAGCTAATCAACTACCTAGCCAAGCATAAACATACCTCACCCTTTGGCCATTGCTTTGCATCCTTCCACATCAAGGCACCTGTGTTTGTAGCACGACAGCTAGTGAAGCATAAGTTCCTACGTTGGAATGAGATCAGTCGTAGGTACGTGGGCGATACCCCAGAGTTTTATCGCCCAGAGGTATGGCGTAGTAAAGCACAGGATAAGAAGCAAGGCAGTGGCCCAGCGTTAGAAGATCAACAAAATATACACATTGCTACAACACAACGTATAGTTGCTATGTTGTATGGTAGCCTGTTAGAGAGAGGGGTTTGTGAGGAGCAAGCAAGAATGGTGTTGCCACAAAACACCATGACTGAGTGGTACTGGTCAGGTAGCCTTGATGCCTTCGCTGATATGTGCAATCTTAGGTGTGCAGGTGACACACAACTAGAGACTAGGCTAGTAGCTAATGATATATGTAACAGTATGAAGGAGCTATACCCTGTGTCATGGTTTGCATTGAGATTAGAGAAATGATTAGACCTATGACAGAAGATGAACGCAAGGCAGCACAAGAGCGTAACAACAACAATAACTGGCGTAAGTGTGTCAGTTGTGGTAATGCAAGTAAGTCTACGTGGTGTTCATTTTGTTTGGAGGAAGAATAATGTTTACAGTAGAGTTTGAATCCGATGCAGCAGTTATCACTACGCTAGATCAGAACGACAACTTTGAAGATGTAGAGATGGTGATTGCCGACAATGGTATTGTATACATGAGACAGTACGATGAGAAGATGGATGACTATCAGATGTTATTCATGAGCTATCAACAGTTCACTGACATCATTGCTTCTCATAGAAGACCAGAAGGTATGTACAAGATAGCTAAGGAGAAAGACCAATGATGGAGCTAGCACTAATAAGAACCCTTATGGACAAGGAGTTCTACGATAACAACAAGGGTATCCGATGCCCTGATGAGTTGTTCAGTAAGGATGTGCGTAAGATCAAGCAGACACTAGACTACGCTATGACTACGTATGAACGCAGCCTGACTACCTCTGAGCTTGAGGCTTTGTTCTTTGCTAACAACAGCACTATGACTACAGCAAACAAGCAAGTGTACAACGATCTGTTCAAGCGTGTATCCCGTGAAGAAACTATGAACAAAGAGATAGCTAGTGAGGTACTGTCTAAACTATTCCAACAGGTACTAGGTAACAAGCTGGCTAACATAGGGTTCGACTATGTTAATGGGTCACTGGATAGCCTTGAGCCTGTACGTAATCTATTGCAGACATATCAGGATGACTTCACACCTAACCTCAAGTTAGAGTTTGGTAACATTGAGATTGATCACCTACTCAAGGCCAATGACATTCAATCCCAATGGAAGTTCAACATCCCTAGCTTAGGTAGGAACGTTGAGGGTATCAGTGGTGGTCACCTGATCATCGTAGGGGCACGGCCCAACACAGGCAAGACATCCTTCCATGCGTCACTGATAGGTGCGCCGGGTGGCTTTGCTTCTCAGGGTGCTAAGTGCTTGGTGCTATGTAATGAGGAGGCATATGAACGGGTGGGCGCACGTTACCTAAGTGCAGCTACATCTCTGTCTATGGAGGAGGTCAAGGGTAACTACGCCTTAGCTGCGTCACGCTATGAGCCAGTGCGTAAGCAGATAGAACTGTATGATAGTACAGGTAAGGACATGGGATGGGTTGAGGCTATCATCAAGGCCTACAAGCCTGACATTGTAGTGTTGGATATGGGTGATAAGTTTGCCGTTAAGAACAGCGACAAGTCAGATGTCTATCTTAAGAACGCTGCTATCCATGCACGTAACATAGCTAAGCAGTACGACTGTGCTATCATATGGATGTCACAGCTATCAGCTGATGCAGAAGGTAAGATCAATGTAGACCAATCAATGCTAGAGGGTAGTAAGACAGGCAAGGCAGCAGAGGCTGACCTTATGGTACTGATCTCTAAGAACCCTGTGCTTGATGTATCCGATGATGATGCCGATGATTCACAAAGGTACTTGATCATTGCAAAGAATAAGCTTAAGGGTGGATGGCACGGTAAGATTACGTGCGAGTTAGATGGGGCTAGGGCACAGTACTTAGCATAGAGAGGAGCGACAATGGAATTAGTTCTTGATGTAGAGAATACTGTAACACATAGGGGTGGCAAGATGCACCTCGATCCTTTCGAGGAAACCAATAAGCTTGTGCAAGTAGGTGTACAGGAAGTTGTGTCAGGTAAGCAAGACATCTATAACTTTGATCACGTTGAAGCGCAAGACTATGATGGGTCACAGGCCAAGCTACTACAAACTAAGTTGGATGCAACTACCATGTTGATACTACACAATGCACAGCATGACATGCCGTGGCTATGGGAGAGTGGCTTCAAGTATAGTGGTGCTATATACGACACTATGCTAGCCGAATACGTCTTGATGCGGGGCAACCACATGGAGGTCACACCTACTGGTTCCTACAAGAAGAAGTCCATTAGCCTAGAGAACTGTGCACTACGCCGTAACCTAGACTTCCAGAAGGATGGCACACTCAAGGCCTACTTCAAGGAAGGGTTCAACACTAACGAGATACCTTTAGTGGAGCTTACGTATTACCTGCAGTGTGACCTGTCTTCCACTCGTGCATTGTATGTAGCATTGCAGGAGGACTACGCTAAGCCTGACTCAGAATCTCTTATCAACATACGTGACATAACATTCAAGGTATGCCTTAGCTTATCTCGTATGTATTCCTCTGGCCTCAAGGTAGACTTGAAGGCACTGGAATCTGTGCGTACTGAGTTCGAGACAGAGAAGGCTGAGATAGAGGGACGCCTACAGATAAAGGTTCGTAAGCTTATGGGTGATACTCCTATCAACCTCAACAGCCCTGAGCAGATGTCACAGGTTGTGTTCTCACGCAGCATGGTAAACAAGAAAGAGTGGGCTGGCCTGTTTGACTTCACTAAGACAGACAAGGAGTACAGGGATGCAGTGTTTGCTAACAGCACACAAGTCCGTAAGACTACAGCGTTTACCTGCCCTGACTGCAATGGTACAGGCAGTGTGTATCGTATCAAGAAGGATGGCACAAAGTTCTCACGCCCTAACAAGTGTAAGTCATGCGACTCACGGGGCTACCAGCTAAGGAAGTCCAATGAGTTAGCTGGGCTAGGCTTCATGCCACCCAATAAGAAGTGGGTCAGTGCCAATGGCTTTAGTACAGGTAAGGACAATCTATCTACACTCATGACCACAGCTAAGGCTAACAACATGGACAGTGCATTAGATTTCCTTAAGGATCTCAAACGCCTGTCAGCTATCTCAAGCTACCTTGCAGCATTCGTTGAGGGTATATCCGTATACACAAAGAAGGATGGGTTCCTTCACGTAGGCCTGACCCAGCACATCACTAGCACAGGCAGGTTCTCTGGACGTAACCCTAACATGCAGAACATGCCACGAGGCGGTACGTTCCCAGTAAAGAAGGTGTTCATATCTAGATGGGAGGGTGGGCACATCATGGAGGCTGACTTTGCTCAACTTGAATTTCGTGTTGCAGCATTCCTATCTCAGGATGCATTGGCTATTGCAGAGATTGCATCAGGCTTTGATGTACACAGCTACACAGCTAAGGTTATCAGTGATGCAGGGCAGGCAACAACTAGACAGGAAGCTAAGGAGCACACCTTCGCTCCCCTGTTCGGCGCTACAGGTTATGGCCGTACACCCTCAGAGGCAGCGTACTATCATCACTTCATAGAGAAGTATGAGGGCATTGCAGCGTGGCATAAGAGGCTAGGCAATGAGGCTATACGGTATCAGAAGATTACTAACGTGGGTGGTAGGCAGTATGCTTTCCCCAATACAGAGAGGAGGCCCAATGGGTTACCCACAAACTTTACTATGATAAAAAACTATCCAGTGCAGGGGTTTGCAACAGGAGATGTAGTACCTGTTGTGTTGGTGGAGTTAGAGAGTAGGCTAATGCCTATGCGTTCTACTCTGGTCAACAGTGTTCATGACTCAATGGTCATAGACATACACCCCTACGAGAGAGATCAGGTGATAGAGATCATCAACTCTATGAACATGGATCTAAACCAAATCATCTATGACTACTACAAAGTTAAGATGAATGTACCTCTATTATTAGAGGCAAAGATTGGCCCTAATTGGCTTGACACACATGACGTATGAGGTTATAACTAGCCTCTCTTAACCAATATCATATATAAAGGATTATAAATATGAGCACAGATATAGCACTTTCCGTAGATGGCATGTCACTTTCAGAGGCAATGGGTATCAGTACTGGTGGTGGTGGCGCATCGTCACAGTCAACCTTGGCACGAGTAAACCAAGTACACTCTGCCTTAACTGTAACTGATAGTGAAGGGGATGACATCATCAAGGTTCCAGTAGGAGCTTACAAGGTAACGTTACCTGATGGAGAAGTTGTGTTTAGTAAGACACTATCCACACGTATCTTCTCACAGCGCCACCAGTGGCAACGATGGGACTCAGATACTAAGACTATGCATAAGACATTACTAGCATCTAACCTTAATGCAGACCTAAAGGATACTACAGGTAAGTTTAACCTTGGCCGACCATCAGGGTACATCAAAGACTTTCAGTCACTACCTGAGGAGATGAAGACAATCATCCGTGGCGTTAAGCGTGTGCGTGTACTGCTTGGTGTACTCACCTTGGATAAGCCTACTGATGACATGGGCAATGCTATCTCAGGACTTGAGGCAGAGATACCATTCGTAATGGATGTGAAGAATACTGAGTCAATGAAAGCTATTGATGCATCTATCAATCAGATCGTCAACAAGAAGCTTACACCTGTTGAGCATACCCTTAAGTTAGGTAGTGCTAAGCGTGACCTACCTTCTGGTGGTAAGTATGCTATCATTGTGCCTGCACTAGGTGAGCAGGTAGCCTACGGTGTAGGAGACAGTCAGATACTTCAAGACTTCATTGATTGGATTGGTGGTACTAACAGGTGGATTGATGGTAAGCACAACGAGGCGGCAACTGGTAGCCTCTCAGCGGCTGATGCAAAGATCGTTGGCTCTATTGTTGAAGTACGAGAGTTCGACATATGATCCACCCTGCTGAACTATCAGTACACGCATACTTGAGGTCAGCTATTAACGGCACAGCAAGTATGAGTGATGAGATAATACAAGGAGTAGCCACTGATGTGGCTGCTGCTCTCAACAAGCAGTTCAATGGTGGCCCACGGGATGAGTTTCGTTTACGTATGTCTAACATTGGGCGGCCTAGATGCCAGCTGTGGTTCTCTAAGAACAACCCAGACACTGACGTTCAGAAGCCTACATCATTCATGCTGAACATGTTGATGGGTGATTGGACTGAGGCTATGTTCAAAGGGGTACTACGTGCAGCTGGCGTTGACTTTGGTGACAACGATAAGGTTACCCTAAAGGTAGGTGATGCGTCTATCAATGGCGAGTATGACATGGTGTTGGATGGTAAGGTAGACGATGTTAAATCTACTACACCCTACGGTTACGACAACAAGTTTGCCAGCTATGATTCGTTAGCCTATGCAGATGACTTTGGCTATGTATCCCAGCTTATAGGCTACGCTGTAGCTGCTAACAAAGACGTTGGTGGGTGGTGGGTGATTAACAAAGTGAATGGGCAGTTCAAATATGTAACTGCTGAGACAGCTAACGTAGATGAGGTGATGGAGTCTATCAAAGCTACAGTTGATTACATCAATAACGATGAACCCTTTGAGCGTTGCTTTAAGCCTGAGCCAGAAACGTTTAGGAAGAAAGCAAGTGGCAACATGAAGCTGTGTAAGACATGCTCATGGTGTGACCATAAGAAGAAGTGTTGGCCTGAGTTGCAGGAGCTACCATCTAAGGTATACTCTGGGTCAAAGCTACCACCGTTAATAGAATATACTTACGTAGAAGGATAAGCTGACATGACTAAGGTTACACTAGACGATATTGAATATGACACAGAGAACTTCACAGAGGAGCAGACTGAGTTGCTTAAGGAGATTCAGATCAATGGCAGTGCCAAAGGAAATATAAACTATCAGCTGTATTGTGTAAAGGCACAGGGCGATAGGCTAGTAATAGAACTAAAGCATTCTCTAGCAAAAGCTAACGCCAATGGCGCGAACTAAACGGTATCACGCTAAAGGCAAGTACAGGAGTGGTCTTGAAAAAGATACTTCCCTTGTACTTGCTAAGTGTCAGAAGGCTGTTCGCTATGAGCAGCTGAAGATAGAGTGGGAAGACTTGCACTACCGCACTTACACCCCTGACTTTCAGTTAGACAATGGTATACTAATTGAGACTAAGGGATTATTTGATTCTGCAGATAGAAATAAACATTTGGAAGTACGTAAGCAACACCCAGAGCTAGACATCAGGCTTGTATTTAGCAACTCTAAGGCTAAGCTTTACAAGGGTGCTAAGTCTACATACTCAAATTGGTGTGACAAGCAAGGGTTCCTGTGGTCGCACAGGGTTATACCTGAGGGGTGGCTTAAAGAAACAGGGGATGTTATAGGTTTAGTTCGTATCCCCCTTAAGTACGAGAAGATAAAACGATGACCTATGAGTTAGCAGATTATGAAAGGGTGAAGCATGACTAATTTTGATCCAGTTGAACGCCCTGCCCACTACAATATGGGTGGCGTAGAATGTATTGATTACATCAAGCAAGTAGTAGGCTTGGATGGTTTCATTGCTTACTGTCACGGCAACATGATTAAGTATCAGCATCGTTACCGTTACAAGCAGAAGCCTGCAGAAGATATGCTCAAAGCTGCATGGTACTTAGGTAAAATGAATGAAGCTCTAGCGGAGAAGCACCGATGAAGGTAAGGTCTTTTAGCGTCACGTTCTTAATCAACATTGATGAGAATAATAATATACTAGGATCATATGAAGATGCACACACTGATGACGTTAGTGATCTTGTAGTGGATACATTCTATGATATAGACGATGTTACCGTACAGAATATCTTAGTAAAGGAAAGAGATAAATGATTACTAAAGAAGACATAGATTCTCTTAGGTACAAGACAGACATAGAAGAATACAATGATAGGTATAAAGAAGATGGTTCACTATTAAATGATCTAGCAGCATACAGCCAATGGGCAGAAGGTTTAGTACTAACTAAAGGAGACACTAGGTTATTAGAGAACATACTAGGCCTAGTGGGTGAGGCAGGTGAAGTAGCTGAGAAATTAAAAAAGAGTTTAAGGGATGGTAACAAGTTAGATATTGCTGGACTAAAGTTAGAGTTGGGTGATGTCTTGTATTACATAGCAGTAACTGCTAATCATATAGGAAGTGACTTACAAGAGATAGCTGAAATCAATATGGAAAAACTAAACAGCCGCAAAGAACGTGGTGTATTACAGGGATCAGGTGACAACCGATGAATAACTATCTACCAACAGACTACCAATCATTCATACACAAGTCACGCTATGCACGTTGGCTGGACAAAGAGGGGAGGCGTGAGACTTGGGGCGAGACAGTATCAAGATACATGGAGAATATCGTATTACCTAACGCAGGTAGTAGCTCATACATCAGAGAGATTGAGCAAGCTATCCTATCATTGGATGTCATGCCAAGCATGAGAGCCTTGATGACAGCTGGACCAGCTATGGCACGAGACAATACAGCTGGGTACAACTGTTCATACCTACCAGTAGATGACATGAAAGCTTTTGATGAGGCTATGTTTATCTTGCTGTGTGGTACAGGTGTAGGGTTCTCCGTAGAGCGACAGGCAGTTACTAAACTACCTGATATTCCTGAGTTGTCTGATAGTGACACAACTATCGTGGTCAAGGACAGCAAGGAAGGCTGGGCTAAATCTCTACGTGCAGTGATCTCACTACTGTATGCTGGTGAGATACCTAAGTGGGATGTGTCTCTTGTTCGCCCTGCAGGTGCCAAGCTTAAGACATTCGGCGGTAGAGCATCAGGCTCAGCACCTTTGGTTGACCTGTTTAACTTTGTCATCAAGACATTCAAGGACGCACAGAACCGTAAGCTCTCATCTCTTGAGTGTCACGACATCATGTGTAAGATTGGTGAGGTAGTAGTTGTTGGTGGTGTTCGCCGTAGTGCTATGATTTCATTGAGTAATCTCTCAGATGATCGTATGCGTCACGCTAAGTCAGGTGCATGGTGGGAGAATAACAAGCAACGTGCCTTAGCTAACAACTCTGTATCGTATACTGAGAAGCCTGATAGCTTATCATTCATGCGTGAGTGGATGGCATTGGTTGAGTCAGGCTCAGGTGAGCGTGGTATCTTCAACCGTCAGGCATCTAAGGTACAGGCAGCTAAGAATGGACGCCGTGATGCAACGTATGAGTTCGGAACTAATCCATGTTCGGAGATAATTTTAAGGCCGATGCAGTTTTGTAATTTAACAGAGGTAGTTGTACGTGCAACGGACAGCATTGGTGACCTAGAGAAGAAGGTTCGTATGGCTACCATCCTTGGTACTATCCAATCATCGTTCACTAAGTTCCCCTACCTACGTAAGATATGGCAGAAGAACACAGAGGAGGAACGCTTACTAGGGGTATCTATGACAGGCATCATGGATAATAGTAAGATGACAACAAAGAATGCTGGCTTGGAGAAAACACTTGAGCACCTTAAATCTATCGCCGTTATTACTAACGCTGAGTGGGCTGAACGCCTTGGCATCCCTGTCGCTACTGCTATCAGCTGTGTTAAACCTTCGGGCACAGTATCACAACTGGTTAATTCAAGTAGCGGGATACATGCTCGTCACTCACCCTATTATATTCGTACTGTTCGTGGTGATAACAAAGACCCATTGACACAATTTATGAAGGACCAGAAGATACCTAACGAGCCTGATGTAATGAAGCCTGACCAGACTACCGTGTTCAGCTTCCCTATGAAAGCTCCAGACGGTGCAATAGTTACTGCTGATATGACTGCCATTGAACAGCTAGGGATGTGGCTAGCCTATCAACGCTCGTGGTGTGAGCACAAGCCATCTGTAACTATAAATGTTAAAAACAATGAGTGGCTAGAAGTAGGTGCCTTTGTTTATAAACACTTCGATGAGATGTCTGGTGTATCTTTCTTGCCCTTTGATGAGCACACCTACCAGCAAGCTCCTTACCAAGATTGTAGTAAGACAGACTACAAAACCCTTCTGTCTTGTATGCCAGATAAAATTAATTGGGAAGAATTATCTGACTATGAGAAGGAAGACAACACTGCAGGCAGCCAAACACTCGCATGTTCTGGTGACTCCTGTGAAATCGTAGACCTAGTATAAAGGAAATAACATATGACTTTTCTATCAGCCGCAATCATAGTACCCGTAGTAGTATTCTTCTTAGGCACAGCCCTAACGGAGGTAAATGCTGCAATCACAGACCTCATTGAACCTGAGGTTACCCAAGTATCGGAGTAGTCAAAGTGAAACTAGAACAAGAAGCACAAGAGCACATCCAATCTAAACGTAAAGAGTTCCTAAATGAATTAGCTGATCGTATGGAAGAAGTGGAAGTGTTTATAAGTGACAACCTATGGCCCTGTGATGAGAGATCCAAAGCCCTAGATAGGTACACAGAGACATTCCTGTGGGCTAGATACTGTGCTGAGATGCATGGGCTTAAGTAAAACTAAAAGGGGCAGCACTAAGCTGCCCTTTCTTTTGTCTAACTTATTGTGATGCTTTTACTGCTCTAGCTAAATCATCCTTCTTTAAATCTAGGTAGGTAATTAAGAAGTTTAATTGATTTTCATTTAACTCTGTTACATCCATGTCTAAATCTAACTCCTTTAAGGCAGCAGATACAGTACTTTTAGTTTTGCCTGCAGTGCCCTTACTTAAGTTGTAAAGCTTAAGTGTCCTAGTATCCTTAGGGTCAAGGCTACCCTCAAGAACTTTTATTATATTATTCTTGGCATTAGACATAACGGCATCAAGGATTTTTGTACGCTCCTGTATCGTACCTGACTTCCACGACTCACTGTTTATAGCCTTCTCCGCACCTATCTCTACGAAAGATACCACGTACTTGTTGATGTCGTTCCTTACCTCAGGAATGAAAGACTTTATTTGAGTGCGCCACTTAGGTCTACCTATCTCATTATACATACGCTGAATAGATGTCTGCCCCGGCACCTCTCTATAGCCAAAGATGCGTCCGATGGGTGCCATAGCACGATCTCTAGTTAGTGGGTCAAACTTCTCTTTGGCAAGTTCCGTACCCGTTAGTACTGTAAAAATTTGATCTACATAACGAGCCGACTTGTTTACAAACTCTGACCCATCCTTACGATCAATAGGTATGTAGTCTTCACCCCTGCTTATGGCAATGATCTGATTGAGAGGATCAAAAGGACGAGAGAAACCACTGATGTACATAGAAGCTGTATCATTTGCAGCTTTAACTAATCCATCTACAATGTCTGGATCTTTGTTTGTAACTATATCCTCAAAGAACTTAAAGGAAAACTTAGCTGAATCATTTAGCTGGCGTGTAAGATTTTTAGGACCAAATACAGTTACGACTTCTCGCCACATATCAGGAGGTACTACACCATCACGATATAGGTGGGCACCCATACGACCCATAGCTTTATAGTAACTTAACGGAAAGTCATACGCACGGTTCTTTATTGATCCGTCACTAGTTCTTTCTTCAAATAAACCCAAGCCCTCTTCCATGTTATCCATTTCACGAGCAGTCATAACACCCATAAAGCCTAAGCCTACTACAGACTTAGTAAGTAACTCCATAGGATCACGAGTGCCACCAGCTACCATCCTATGAAAATAACTAATGCCTGAATAGTCAAACATATGAGCTAGGGTATTATTAAAGAACTGCCCAAATGGAATCATGGCCCCTCTCCCAAGGGTCTTGCGTAAGTCTTCTATAGGACGGGCGATTGCTTCAAGTCCTTTGGCTGCTTTAGTTCTATCACCACCGTAAGACTTAGCGTATACATTACGTAGTGCATCGTCAACAGCAAGAGCCTGTACAGTAACGTATTCGTCACC